CCCCCTTTTTTCATTTTTCCTTCTTACTAGGATAATCTGGTGAAATGTGTGTTCCACCTTTGCTGTAATGTATTTTAAAAACCGTTGTTGGTGCTGTATTACCATCTATATTATTTACAGCCTCCCCAATCACAATATCATTACTTACAATAAGTTCTTCTGGTATTATTTTACCATATAGATCTGTTCTTACAAATCCTTTCCCATGATAATTCTCCACAAGTTCCTGGCAGGCATCCTCATTTATATATAAAATTGAAGGTCCATATCGGCCAATTTTTTCAAACGCTCTTTTGTAGTTTTCGTATTCAATTGTTCCAGGAATATGCTTTCTTTGTTTTTGTATCGAAATTTCAAGTTTTGTATTTGGATCCTTGAACGGATTATCTAGTGGATTGAGTATCTTTCTAGCTCCATATAATTCCCTTCGTTTTGCATTTCTCTCCTCTTTAATTTGGGGATACATCTGTCTTCTAATTGCATTCAACTTATCTAAAGAGGTTTTACCATCTGCACTATCATAGATTAATTTAAATTTATGTGGTTCATACCCTTCCACATTACTTTTGCCATCAAAACGTATTGCAAACTCACAATCACAGTTGGCATGAATATGTTCAGCATGCTCACCTCTTAGAATTGCTTTACTAGCAGGCATCCACCCCAAAGATGATAAATGCATACAAAAAGCGCAAGTATCACCATGTGAAACCCACGCCCACTCTGCGTTATCACGTTTCGCATTTTTTAGCATCGTATCAGAAGCTGCCGTCTTAACCAGTCTCTCTATTGCCGGAATCATGTTCAGCGTCCCTTGTGTTTTCAAAAGTGCGCCAGCAACCTCATGACGATTTGCAATTGCTGCAGGCTCAGCAGGATTAACATATGCCCCTTGTGCCTCAGCTAGCGCATCATACATTTGACATGCTAATTCAGAACCGGCTTCGCCATATTTCGTAACGAGAGCATGTGCATATGTTATTACCGACTCAATATCATTTAATCCATGTTTATCAATGTACGCTTGCAATGATTCTCCAGCTTTTGTATTGATTGCAGACAGCTTACTAACGTATTTCTGCCAATCATTCGCTGATATCTGCATTGAATTCTTCACTCAATACTTGAGTGCCTCTAGAGCGCTGCTCCTGTGCATTAATTCTGCGGATGTCTGCCTGATCAAAGCCAACCATTTCCAAGAATGTATCTGTTTGACTAAAGTTTGGACGAACACTTGCAATTTTAACAGCTGCATCTGCTGTAACAGATACAGATGGCATTGCTGGATTTTTAAAATGCGGTACAATACTTTCTTCTTCATCTGTCAGCTTGTCTAGTTCTACTCCACGGACTATAGCTTGCGCCATTCTAGCAATAACCTTTAGGGCATCACTGTTAGTCGTATTTAATTGTTCCGCAAGTAAAACAAGAGTTTGAGATTGTGCAAGAATCGCATCACTAGATGTAGGATTAGCATCATTTACAACGCCTGTATCAGTGACTGTCAATCCAGTTGCAGCACTAAATTGTGTCGCTAGCATACGCAACATTTGAACGTGTGGTTCTAATGTTCCTTGCGAAAGTTGCCCAAATTCAGGAGTTTGGCCAGTATCAGGATTCGTTGTACCAGCAATGATTGAGCCAACATATGTTTTGAACTTTTCATTTATCAATGCATCATATTGCTCATCTGTTATGCCCAGTAAATATTTCTGCGGAGTTGTAGAAAATTCTAATGCAATCGATGCATTGGCAACCGTTCTAACATATCCTTCGATCAATCGTCTAACCGGTTCTTTGATTCTTGATCTACCAAACGGCTTATCACTTGTGGCATTCCATACAAGAGGCTCCATCAGCGGTCTACCCATTATATGTGGGAATTTCTCTGCCTTCCATTCATTAGAGTCTGAAATTTTAGTAAGCTCCCAAATATCAGTATCTGTATATAAATTTACATGTGAAGGTTTATACGTTTGGTCCTTGTTATCAATTTTTGTATCAATAATAGCAAGTCCACAATCAATTCTTCCCTTTTCTCCATTCCAGATTGCAGAAGCAGTCAAAGGTGAGTGAAAGCGAATTTTGCAACCAATATCCTCATCTGCTGATAATGTAGCAAATGTACATCCATATTTGAGTTGGTCTTTACATGCTTTCATGTATTCAGATATCAAACGATTATCACTCATTATCTTCTGCAATAAGTCATTGTTTTTTCCATTTGAACTAACAAAGCCGTCAAACATAGAACGTGCAGCCAACACATCAACTGTCTTTGCTCCCCATTCGCATCCAATTTCAAGACTATTTAACCCATTTGGAAGTGCAATTCCTAAATTGACATCAGATAACCTAACATGCCCACCGTAATAACGATTCTTTTTATCATTGCTACTTTTATGATTATCCCAAAGTTTAATTAATTTTCTTAGCTTTACCTCTTCAACAGATGGCAGACCATATATTTTACCAACTCCTAATGTGAAATTCATTTTCCCTCCTAACCAATTCGCATTTTGCGTTTTGGATCTCGTTTACTTGTTTTTGCTCCCCATAACGCTAACGCACATGCCTCAATAGGGATTGAATTACTACCACCAAAGCCATATCCTCCACCAATAGAACGCTTAGTAGAATTTATAGCACTATCATTTAAATCTTCCTGGTATCGATACCATGTAAGACTATTTTCGTTAACACTATCAATTAATAAAGTTGCTGCCGAAATCATATCCTTTGCATTTGGCCTGATTATTGATGACTTTAACCTCCATGTTTCGGAGATTCTGTCAACCAATAAATCAACACCATTTCGGCCATCAATAACAACACAAGATGCATCATGATATCGTTCATTTAACCAATCGCTCAACCACCTTGTGCTTTGTGACGTTGATTTTCTTTCAATCTGCGATATTCTTGCAGGACCATTTTCCGGAATCACAGCACCGCATAAACACACCTCGGTTCCATCAATCGAGAATTTAATTCCATATGCTGTTTTTCCTTCCGGTTTACTTTCGTCCGAAATACATTTATTCCATGCATCTTTATCGATTGCATATTCTTCTTTATTTTCTAAAATTGGAGACCACCACCCTAATCGTTCACGTGCAAACGTATCAGCATCCATCTGTTCACATTCAGAAGCAATTGTACTTTCTAAGATTCGTCTTCCAAGTGCCGGATTCGTTCTGTACCATCTGCTTCTATCGTTCACATCTCCTATTTCTTTCTCAGAGAACTCAGACCAGGATGTGTTGTCGCTCTTTCCACTAATCGCTTTATCTCGAATCTTTCTAAAGACAGTGCCTTCGCAATGTTCATCCGGTGGAGTTCCAATATAAATCGTTTGTGGATTTCTACTTGCTGCAAGTGCAGGAAGAAATGAAGCTTGTTGTTCTGTCGTCAATTCCTGTGCTTCATCGAAAATTAAAAGGTCGCCATGAAGACCACGACCACCATTTCTTGTTCTTGCTACAAAAACAATTCTTCCACCGTTTTTTAAAATAATCTGTTCTCTACCTAAAGCATTTCTAATCTCTCGTACATATTTGCTTAATTTCGGAGTTTCAAAGAGTCCTCGCAATTCCAAAAATGTCTCAGTTGCAGTTTTTTGTAAATGAGCAGTGTAGACTACCCATTCACCGAATAGAATCATACCAGCACCACTTCTCCCAGAAACATTTAGTGTTTTTCCGTTCTGTCTAGGCACAGACAATCCACATGTGGATGAAGCCCACAGTTCTTCTTCGTTACGCCCCATCCAATCTAGCATTGCATTCTCTTGCCACGGATCAGGGCGAAGCTTACCAATCTTTAAAATCTTAACAGCATCATCACCATCTGAGTATTCGTAATCTGGAACGATTCTAACGGACGGCTCCTGACTTCCCATCAGCTTCTCTCGTTGACAAGATTTCACTGATTTCATCATCACTATCAGTCATCCCTTCTATCTGTTCTATCTCGTTGATTGTTTCTCGATACTGTTTTGCAATTGGTCCTAAATCTTTAGGTGGTAATCCAGAATCAATCTGATCAGCAAGAACCAAAGCAAGTGCTTTAAGCATCTCTAACCGCGATTTTTTCTTTGTTATTCCTTTTAGTTTTGCCACCTAATTACCCCTTTCAAAATTTCCCTGTGTGTAAATCGGCGCTCACGGCCCTGAGTCGCCTCGCCTTACAGGAGGGGTACTCCCCCACCCATTGTGGAAAACTACCACTCACCATCTTTTATAGTTGGTTTCTTTTGTGCAAAATTCGTTGTATTTATGCCGATTTTGTCACTTTTTAGTTGATTGCAGATATAATGTGCAGCTTGTAGATTATTCCAATCTTCTGCTGCTTCTCTTGCGCTGTTGTATCC